AATTAATGTTAATTTGTATTTGCGTCCTTCTATTTCGGCTTCTTTACCATCTAGATTATTAGAGTTTAATTGAGCTATAAACGCTTCGTATTCTTCTTTTGTAACTTTATTACCTTTTACCTGATAAAAACCATCTGAATTTTTAAAAGCTATTTCATTACCGTTTTCGTCTAATGTACAATCGTATGAATAACCAGTTGCATCTTTAAAAGTTAAAAGATATCCATTTTCATCGAAAGTTCTTTCTTTTATTAAGTCTTTTTTTTCATACTTATGATAAGCAACAATATCTGAATTTTTATGATAGGCTTTGATTATTGTTCTCATTTTATCTTATTTTAATTTTTATTAATGCAAATATAGCAAATAAATTAACAACTCAAAATAAACTTTGTAACAAAAAAACAAATATTTCGTTTTATAAATATGAAAGTAGTTAATCCAGATAATGTAAATCACACGATTGATCTTGTACCAAGATCATACGTTACGCCTGTTGTTTTGGAGTTATACAACGAAGTTACAAAAGTTAGTACAGAGGTTTCTAATGTTTCAACGTTAACAGACGGCATACTTTCATTAAACTTTGATTTTTCTTTTTCAGAAAATGACAAATACCAAATAAAAGTTTCTTATGGAACTGAAATTTTGTATCGTGGTAAGTTAATTGCAACAACGCAAGACCCACAAAAATATAAACTCACAAAAGATTTGTATTTCTATGAGTAATGAAATAAGATTAGTTCAATTAAATAGCTACGTTCGCCCAAAATTACAAGAAAATAAGACTAAAAAATGGGTGATGAATGGTATAAATAATGACTTTTACCAGTATATTATTGATCGTTACAATGGTAGCCCCACAAACGCCGCTATTATTAACAGCTACATTGATTTAATCTATGGTCGTGGACTTACTAGCGATGATAAAAAAGCTGTTGAACTACTAAATGAGTGTACAGATGCAAAGGAGATTAAGAAAATAGTATCAGACAAACAGTTATTTGGTGAGGCATACATTCAAGTAATAGCAAAAATAGATAGCAAAAACCTACCTGAAATAAAGCACATAGCTACCAACAAAGTAATTCCTGAAATTGAGGACGAAGAAGGGGTCATAAACGCTTATTGGTTTAGCAACGATTGGAAAAATACAACCAAACCTGAAAATAAACCTGAGCGTTACCCTGCTTTTGGTAATAAAGCACCTATTACCATTTTAAAAATAAGTCCTTATAAGGCTGGAAAAAACTACTTTGCTGATCCTGAATATTTAGCTGGCTTGCCTTATGCTGAAATGGAGGAAGAGATCGCAAACTATTGCATCAATCATATCCAAAATGGATTGTCTTTTGGTTATATCATAAACATTCCAGGGGGTGCAAACTGGGATCCAGAACAAAGAGCAGAATTTGAAAGAAAAATCAAAACAAAGCTAACAGGAAGCCAAAACGCTGGCAAATTTATATTGGCTTTTAATGGTGCTGATGTTGAGGTTACTGTAGTACCTTTAAACATAAATGATGCACACAAGCAGTGGGATTTTTTAACACAAGAATCAAGACAGCAATTGCTCACGGCTCATAGAGTTACAAGTCCGATGCTTTTTGGAATCAAAGACAACACAGGTCTTGGAAACAACGCAGAGGAATTAGACACTGCAGAAATACAATTGTACAAAAGGGTAATAAAGCCAAAACAGCAATATGTTACCGATGCTATAGCAAGTATATTTAGATTGTATGGTCATGAGTTTGAGTTTTATTTTATACCACTAACCGAGGTAACTGCAGATGCTTCAAAGTCTTTTGATTCTGGGCAATTATCATCTGCAATGCAAATAATTCAAAACGTAAATTCTGGATTACTTACAGAAGAGCAAGGAAAGTCTTTACTGGCTTCCATGCTTTCTTACCCTCAAGAAGAGCTTGAAAATATTTTTAAACAGACACCACAAAAAAAGATCAATGATGATGTAGAGCAACAACTTCACGAACATGGTCATGGTTGCGGTTGTGATAGTGTAGAGCTAAACGAAACGCCAATACAAAAAGTGATTGATAGCATTGCAGATGAATTTGTAATGAGTGGCGAAAAAGAAGAGGATATTTTAGAGGAGTTTGAAATGATCATGCAGGATGATGAAGCTTTTAACGTAAACGAAAAAAAACTTAATGAAAGCGTAGTAAAACTTGCAAGGTCACCACTATCGTACCCAAACAGAAAAAGCAAACAAGATACAAGCCTTTTTAAAATTAGATACCAGTACAAAGGTGCAAAAGAAGGGCAAAGAGAATTTTGCGAAAAAGTTTTGAAAGAAAATCGGGTGTATCGCTGGGAGGACTTAGAGAATGCAAGCAAAAAAGTAGTAAATAAAGGATTTGGATTGAAGGGTGCAGACACTTACGACATTGCAAAGTACAAAGGAGGCGTAAATTGCAAGCATTTTTGGCAAAGAAAAATCTATTTAAGGCGAAACAACAAGGCTTTGAAAAGCGTAAACGAAGCTAGAAGAATGATTTTAGCACTACCACCGGACGAAAGGGATGACGCACGTTGGGTGCAAAACCCTAAAGAGGTTGCACAAGTAGCAAGCCCAAGTAATAATTTTTGGAAAGCATCTTAATCATGGCAGAATTACTACTCATAACACCACAAGAAATAACAGAGACCACTGTAATGGGTGGTAATATAGATATTGATAAATACAGATTTGCAATTGCAAACGTACAGTTGTTGGTTTTGGAGCCTTTGCTAGGCTCTGAGTTGTATGATAAAATTAAAACAGACTTTCAGGCGAGTACTTTAACAGGTTTGTATTTAGAGCTTTACAATGGATATATAAAGCCAATACTTAAAAACCAAACTGCAGGCAAATACATTTCTGTTTCATCTTACACCGTTGACAATGGTGGTATTTACACACACCAAGCAGAAAACGAAGTTGTACCTTCAAGAAAAGAGATTGAAGTATTTGCAAATGAGTATTTTGGCATGGCTCAATCTTTCATAACTAGGTTTTATGATTGGATTTGTAAAAACCCTTTGCCAGAATACAAAAGGTATCAGGATGGTGTAGACGCTCAAAAAGAAATGAACTTGATGGCTGGATTTTATTTTGGCACCGCTCAAAATGCAAATAAGTGGGAGCGATACAGTGGCGTTAATGAATGCGACAATAACTGCAAAAATGATTTAGATGGCTGTTGTAATTGAACCATACTCAAGAAAGTGCAAAACTACGCTTGGCAAAATAAAGCACGCCTATCTTTTTGAATTTGTGAAATACAATCGTTCTCAAATTAAGAGTAGTGGCATGAGTCTTACAGCCTTTCCAGAAACTTTGATTTATAAGTTTGATGTAGAGGGAGACTTTACTCAAAATTCAAGTGATGATCAGGGTTCGTACTTTTTTGATCAAACAGTGAATTTAAAATTAAGTGAGGTTTATGATATTTTAGACGTTCACAAGTTTTTAAAAACAGATTGGAGAATCATTGTAGAGACTTACAACAATGAACTTTTGATTTTTGGGGTACGCAATGGAATGACTGCAAAGGTGAGCAATCAGTCAGGCGCCTCTAAAAGCGATTTTAACGGCTTTAGCTTAGCTTTTACTGGCAAAGAGGAAAAAACGGCTTTACTCATTAGTAGCCTTGAAGATTTAGGCTTTATTGAGTTTATAGAAGAACAGTTTTTAAATTATGATTTAAATTTTGATATATAAATAACATGAGATTACCATTTGATAAAAAGCTACACATAGCTTTCGGATTTTTTATTGGAATGACAACAATGCTAGTTCTAAAGGATTTTGGATTTACTAGAAACCAATACATAGGAATCGGCGTTTTTGTTACTTTTTTGATTGCCGTAGCTAAAGAAATTTATGACAAAGCAACAGGCAAAGGAACTTTTGAGAAAGCAGATATATTTTATACCATGGTAGGTTGCTCTGCAATCATTTTTTATGATTTTCTAAAAACAATAATTTAAAATGCAAGCAACAAAAATAACTTGGGATGACAAAGTTGGTTTAAAACGTAGAAAAATAAGGATAAACCAGTGCCAAGATCGAGACCTGAACGA